CACGCCCAAATCTATTTGAATGCACTCTAGCTTTTCCTGCTATTACTAATATTAGCGGAACAGATCAACAATTTACGTTTATGGCGCGCGCAGCACAGTTACCAGGCTCTACTGTAAATGCCATACCAGTAAACTATTTTGGTCGTGAACTTAAGTTTGCAGGTAATAGAACTTTCCCTGAGTGGACAGTAACTATTATCAACGACGAATCTTTCAACATTCGCAACTCTTTTGAAATATGGCTAGATAGAATTAATGGTCATGGAAATAATTTGAGAAACGTTGATTTCTTACAGGGTCTCGGCGGATATCAAGCAGACGGCTTTATCAGACAATACGGTAAAACTGGATCAAGTCGTGAAGCTGGACCTGGCGGTCTCGGCGCAGCGTCTTATACACCAATAAAAACTTATAAGTTTATTGGTATGTTTCCAATTGATGTTTCACCAATTGAAATGGATTGGGGAGCAAATGATGCTATCGAAGAATTTGCTGTAACCTTCGCATATCAGTGGTGGGAATCCAATACTACTGATGTGAAATCAGCTGGTATCGTTCCAATAGGCGTATAATATAATGATTTTCAGAGGGATAGGTTTTTGCTTATCCCTCTGAATTAGATTGGAGAAAGTAATGGCAATTCAGCTATTCGGCTTTGAAATAGGTCGTAAAAAACAGCAAGACAAAGACGAACAAAGCAAGACTTTTGCGTTACCGCCCAATGATGATGGTGCTGTAACAATACAGTCTGGTGCTTACTATGGCACATACGTTGATCTAGATGGTACAGTTCGTAATGAAGTTGAACTGATTACACGATATAGAGAAATGTCAATGCAGCCAGAACTTGAAACTGCCATTGATGAAATTGTTAATGAAGCCATTGTTCAAGATGATGATGGTAAAGCAGTTGAGATTAATGATGACAATCTTAAGCAAAATGCTGCAATCAAGAAAAAAATCCAAGAAGAATTTAATTACATACTAAAGCTACTTAATTTTGGCAACATGGGACATGATATTTTCCGTCGTTGGTATATTGATGGTCGTATGTTCTATCATATCGTAATTGACGAAAAAAGTCCTAACAAGGGCATTCAAGAACTAAGATACATTGATCCTCGTCGTATTCGTAAAATTCGTGAGATCCAAAAAGTTAAAGAACCTGGATCAGGTATGGAAGTCATCAAAAGAATCAACGAATATTACCTATACAATGAGCGCGGCATTATTGGAATGCATTCAAATTTAGGCACAAAGATTGCCGTAGATTCTGTTGTTAACGTCAATTCAGGACTGATGGATGCAAAACGTTCAATGGTCTTATCTTATTTACATAAAGCAATCAAGCCTCTCAATCAGCTTAGAATGGTTGAAGACGCTGTTGTTATCTATAGACTTTCACGCGCACCCGAACGTAGAGTATTTTATGTAGACGTTGGTAATATGCCAACAGTCAAAGCTGAACAGTATCTACGTGATATTATGGTAAAGTATCGTAATAAACTAGTATACGATTCAAATACTGGTGAAATTAAAGACGACCGTAAACATCTTTCGATGTTGGAAGATTTTTGGTTACCTCGTAGAGAAGGTTCTAGAGGAACTGAAATCACAACTTTACAAGGCGGTCAAAATCTTGGCGAACTAGAGGATGTTAAGTATTTTGAAAAGAAGCTATATAAAGCTCTTGGTGTTCCTGTTTCCAGATTAGAACAACAGCAAGGATTTTCTCTTGGTCGTTCAACAGAAGTTACCAGAGATGAACTTAAGTTTAATAAATTTGTTCAAAGACTCCGTTCAAAATTTTCTACACTATTTGATGATCTTCTTCGTGTTCAACTTGTTCTTAAAAAAGTTTGTTCGGAAGATGAATGGAATAAGTTCAAAGAAGAAATCTGGTATGATTTCAAAAAAGATAATAACTTTACAGAATTAAAAGAAGCGGAACTTCTTCAAAACAGACTATCTGTATTACAGCTTATCGATCCGTATGTTGGACGTTATTATTCAATGGAATGGGTTCGTAAGAAAGTTCTCATGATGGATGACGAAGAAATTGAAGAAGTAGCACAACAGATTGAAGATGAAAAAGCTGCTGATATGCCTGTAGATGATCAAGGTAATCCATTACCGACAGATGATCAGGGCAATCCATTACCACAGCAAGCGACCGCACCTATGCCAAACATTGTTCCTCCAACTCCAACGGAAAACATGATGCAGCAATATGTCGCGCAGCAAGGCGTGCCACCTGAAGAAATGCCTGTTCAAGATGGCACAGGTAAAGATCAAATGGATCCATTAGAGATGGGAGCAGATGCTCAACAGATGAGAAATCGTCAAAGATTTATAAATGACACTTTGGAGCCAGTTAGATAATGAAGAAATATGAAGAGTTCATTACTGAATCTCTAGCTGCTGAAGTTAAGTCAGAGCCTAAATCAAATGCGGCAAAAGAAGCTAGAAGACTTGGACTAACTTATGTAGGATTTGGGCGTTATGCTGACAATAAAGGACAAGTTGCATATCTTGTAGATAACGATAAACTTGTTCCTTTTAAAGGCCGTGAAGAAGTTCAAAACATGCAGTCAAAAGTTGCTATATCTGGACAACAAAATCCAGTTAAGAGCGTTGCTGCTAAGAAAGAAGCAAATTTTTATAACAGCATTTTGAACAAAAGAGAAAAAGAAGATATTAGAATTATAAATCAAAAAAATAAAGAAATTCAAGTTTTAAACAATTCTTTGTATAGTTTTTATAATCCTAACATGTTTAGTGAAGAAGAATTAGATGCAATAGCTAATTATACTGCTGATGGATATGAATACATAAACAGCTATCTATATAAAGGTCATGAAGAAGGTACTAGTGCTGATCAAGATGAGTTTATCAATAATCAAATTGCAGAACTAGATTCCGCATTTGAGGAAACAGAAGCACCATTTGCTTATACAGTCTATTCTGGATTAAGTACTAGATATAGTCCAGAAAAACTTAAAGCTGATGGAGAATATATCTTTAGAGGATACGTTTCAACATCTATATCTTTTGAAACGGCAATAGACGGTTTTGCCGAAACAGATTGGAATGATACGCCTGTTGTTTTACAGATTGAAATTGCTAAAGGTCAAAAATCTATCTACGTTGATCCTATGTCTGAAAATGCTGGTAAAGGTGAAACTTTATTGCCTAGAGGTTCTAAAGTTAAGATCATATCTGGTCCGCATCTTATAGATGATTCGGTCGTTAGTGCTAATCCATCTGGAACACAAATACATTTATTTCACTGTCAACTGATAGAAGACATATAAATACTAAGAATAACTCAATTGGAGAAAAAAATGACCATTAAGAAAGCATTAGACAGTATTTTAGAAGGTAATCTAGATGAGATGCGTCAGAACTTCTCTGCTTCTCTAACAGAAAAAGCAGTTGAGAAGCTTGAAGAGCGCAAGATTGAAATAGCCCAGAACTACTTTGGTCAGGTATTTGAATCATCAGACCAGATTGATGAAAAGAGAAAGTAATACATCATGAAGAGCATCAAAGACCTGAGAGAACAATACGATCTCATTACGGAAAAAGAAGAAGCAGAAAGCCGCAAGCTGACTGCTCTTGTTCGCGCTGGTCTATTTGATGCTAAGAAATTACCAGCATTAAAGAAAACAATGGAAAAAGGTGTAGACAAGATGTCTGCTGCCGAAAAAAGAATGCTTATTAATCTTCTCGATTCTTTAATGTCGCAAGTTCTTTCTAATCAATCTGTCTATCAGAAAGTGAAACAGAACGTTCAGAAGATGGACGAAGCTAAAGTAGAGTATCTGTCAAAGCTTGATCCTAGATTTGAAAAGAAGTATTCTGAAAAAGACATTCCAACAGTTCTTGTTCTGAAGAGAAAAGCTGTTAGGGTATATCCTGATTTTCAAAAAGTTGCTTTGTATTATGCACAGGCCATCGATAAATATGTTTCAATTCCATTTGGAGAAATTAACGTAAGCGGTCTTAACGAAGCTAGATCTCCTAAAAAATCATTGCCAAACTTTTCGAATACTGTAACTTTACCTTCATCTGGTCAAAAAGTAAAATTAGGTAGAAAAGTATCAAAAAATAAAAATTCAAATGTTGCCAAACTAAGAGATTTGAGCTATTCTATAGAAAAATTAAACCCAGTTGATAAATTTTTCTATAGACTTGGAAGAAAACATCGTAAGATGATTATGTCGTATTTAAAAAATAAAAAGTCAACATCAGCATCATCACAGATGGTATCAACACCAGTTGCGCCAAAATCCGTTGCATCTACAAAGTCAAGTACAGGAACTTCATTTAGTAGAAATACAATAGGAAATCCAAAACCGATAACAACAATTTCTGAAGAGTTTAAAATTAAACTTCATTTGATTAGAGAAGCTAATCATCTACAGATTAACGAAGGTGCTGCGAGTGATTTTGCTTATGGCGATTTAGATGACGCTTCTGTTTCATCAATTGCTAAAGATTTAACTCCTGGTCTCGGCACAGCTAGAGCAGGAAAAAGAACAAAAAGAGATTGGGAAAAAGGTAACTATGGATCAGCAGCATTAAATGCCGTTGATACTGCTTTGAGTGGAGTATCTGATGCAGCATTAGTTGTTCCTGTATTAGGAACTGCCGCATCTGGTGCAATAAAAGCTGGTTTAGGCGCTGTTAAAGGACTAGGTGCTGGTTATAAAGCTTATAAAGCATACAGAACAGCAAAAGCAGCAAAAGCAGCGGCAAAAGCAAATAAAGCGGCAGATGCAGCTAAAGTGGTTGATAAAACAGCAGATGCAGCTAAATTAGCTAAGACTAGTAGATTTCGTGGAAAATTAGGCAAAGCAGCAAGAATTGGAGCAGCTGGACTCGGTGCTGTTGCTGGAACATTAGGTGCAGCAGCAACAGGCGCGGCAGCACCTAAATCAACAAATCAAAATTATCAGTTTGGTAACATAAACAAAACTGTTACTACTAGCGATTCTTTTACACAAAAAAATCCTACAACGGATGCTCAAGAAAGAAGAGATTATCAAGCGCAGAAAGCTGCCAATAGAGCAATGTCAATGCGTGAATCTACAGCAAGTCAAAGACTTAGAGCTAGACGCAGACTTGGTAAAAATATAGCAGGAGGACTGTCTGGAACAGCAAATGCTTTAAGTTCAATGTCATCTACAACTAATCCAACTCAAAATAACTATCAGTTTGGCAACATAAACAAAATTGTTGCGACTAGCGATTCTTTTTCAAAAAAAAGTAAAGATTATAATCCTGCTCAATCACAAAGAGACTATCAAGCGCAGAAGAAAGCTAATCAAGCACAATCACAACAATATGAATCGGTATATATGCAGTTGAATATGATGGTTGAATCTGAAATACCTTCAATGGATATCTTATTTGGAGATAATCCAATTACTATAAATAATACAGTTGCAAAGAAGATTATAGGTCTTCACGAATCCGTAAACAAGTCTAATAAAAAGAAGATGGAAAAAATGCTAGACGAAAACGCATCTTCATTCAACAAAGTTCTAACATTTGC